AATCATGCCACCGATTGCAGCAAAGGTGCTGACGTATCCGTGGAATGACATTGTGCGACCAAGGGTTGCAGGTACTTCAACGCTCATCAAGCCACGGATTGATTCGTAGAACTCAAATGCGTCGCCTGAACCTTGACCAACACGGGTGATGATCATGGTCTTGGCTGCAAAGTTGCTGTCAACTACGAGCTGGAGTCCGAGTGGGTTTCCGTTCCATGATGAAGCAGTTGCGTTGCCGAGTGCGTTCTGACCGGTGAGGCCTGCGCCGATGAATGGAAATACTGGACGGCCAGTTGTGTCTGCGAGCTGTCCAAGTTGACCCCATACGTCTGGTGAAACAAACATGTGTGTTGGGGTGAAATTACGGCCATTCGAGATGTCAACCGCGCTGTCGTAAACGGACTTGAGCAAGTCGGCAACGGTGCCGTCCCATACGCCTGACGAGTTTGCTGCGGTCAACAGGTTGTCTGCTGCAAAGTTGTCAGATGCAATCATGTATTCGCCCATGAGGTCATTCAAGATCAACTGCATTGCTGCAGGCGACGTAAAGTCAATATCCTGAACTGAGAGGGTCACTTGGCCCGCAAGCGTAGTCTTGCTGATTGAGTTAGAGGCAATGACCATGGTTGTTGCTGATGCAGCACCCAATTCGTTTGCTTGTGCAGCAACGCTGGTGTGCGTGGTGATCGTTGGACGAATAAACGTCTTTGATGCTCCGCCGTCTGGATAAGCGCGAGCGCCCAATGCTTCGACTACTGGACGGATGAAGTTCAGGTCTTGAACCAATGGCCCAAGAACTGGAACTGGCAAAAGACCAGGTGTATCTGTGGTGAGCACGTCACCTGCAGCTGCTTGCAAAGCAGTTTTCTTTGATGCTGTGTATTCAGCAACAGATTTGTTGATGTTTGCGAACGTGTCGCCACCAATGTGGTAAGCGGCCATGTATTCGCCTGCGCTTGGCAATACGAACTCTTTTTTAGCCTGTGCGAAAATTGGCGCGGTTGGGATTGTTGCCTCAACTGCTGGTGCGGTTACTTCTGACATGGGTTCATTCTCCTGTTCTGGGACTACTTCTTCATTTAACACTACTTGTTCTGGCTCTTGGTGGATACTCGCTGCGACGCTAGCGATGTTGGCCATGTCACCAAACGCGCCGATCGGAACAAGTGACAACTCTGTCCAATCCGCTGCTTCGATAATCATGGTTCCTGCTTCGTCGTATGAAAACTTGGTTGGGTTTACGCCAACGGATACTTGGTCAATTGTGCCGTCTTGAGCCATGACCAAAGCATCGTTGCCGAGGCTGGTTGCGCTGATCTTGGCGCTAAACATCATTCCCTGTTCGGTGTCAACGCGCTCGGTTACTACGCCTACTGGCATGCTTGCGTCGTGGTACATAAACAGACGGGGGGCTTTGCCCTCGACTGGCAATGAGCCTGGACGGAAGATCACAGCTGTGCCGTCTGAAACTGTTGCCGGCACGTTGTAGGGAACGGCGGTTCCGCTGATTGTGCGTCGTGGTGCGTCGCCTTTGGCGGCGTCAAGTGTGAACTCTCCTGCGATTAGTTTGATCATCGGTTTGCTATCTCCTCTTGAGTGTTTTCTCTAACAATTACTTCTTCATCGTCCATGCGATCGGCCATGAAGTTTTCTTCTAGGTATTCATCGGCATCAAACTCAACGTATGTTCCGCGCGGTAGCACATTGTCCATTGACAACGCGCCAGCGATTGCGTCTGCGTACAATTTCACGCCAAACAAATATGCGTCAGCACGCGCCTGCTGTGATGATTGGTATGAATATGCCCCGGTAGCAACGCCAACAAGATACGGCGGAACGTTTGCAACTCGCGCCATTTCCAAAGCCTGATATTGCGATGCTTCAATCAGCAACATTTTGTCAGGTGTGCTGTTTGTTTCCGTGTAAGTCAAATACTCATTAAGCGCTGCAGTTTGGTTTGTTGCTCGCGCAGCATTAAACGCGCTAGCCAAATCAGCAAGTTCTTGCGCGCTAAGTGGTTCGCCACCTGTTTGCTTAAGTACGCCTGCAGGAATGCTTGACGATGCGTTGCGATTGCGCGCTGCTTCAAGTTTTAACGCGGTTTCAATTGCGCTTTGCGAAGAATAAATAATCCCTTGTGACGGTGACAAGAATTGCACAAGGTTTGCAGGGTCAATTTCTCCGCCCTGAAAATACACCTGCGACGACGGAGCAAACCACACAGGGCCAGCCATATCGGTTGTGGTAATTGAGCCTGCTGGCAGTCGAGTAAACGTGGCAGGGTAGCCGTCGGCGGTGCGTGAGGTGATGTACCAGAACGCTCTGCCAAACATCATTAGGTCATCAAGTGTCCAACTAAGCAAAAATTGCGCGCTAACTGTTGGGTCCGGGCGACGCAACCATGAACGCGGCGCAATATAAACCTTGGTCATTTCTTTTTCGGTGTCATCCCAGACTTCGTTGTACATTCGTAATGGCATTGAGCCGATAACCGATTTAAAAATGTCCAACGCGCGATTTAAGGTTGGAACCGATACCGCCAAATTACGCTGTTCGCCTTCGCGGTAGGTGTAGTACTGGCCGATCATGTTGACGCCAACATTGGACGATGAGTAACCCGGCGAGAACCCGCCAGCAACCGCAGCTGCCACGGTAGGCGCTGGACTTATCGCTGCTTTTTTGGTTTTGTTAAAGATCGCCATGTTCCTACTTTGTCATACAAGTGGCAACCGCGCATGACTTATCCGATTCCGACAAAAGGCAAGGTGCGCGGTCGCCCTTTCCGCTGTTAACTGGACGGGCACACATGCCAATTCCCCAGACCATTGTTCGCGCCAATTCAATCGGCCCAGGTGATCGCTTGCTTGATAGCACAATCGTGTTATCGGTGCGAACAGCAACGGCGCGCTGCACATGTTCGGCAAGCAATTTTTCTCCTGTGTGTAACAGTCGCGCTTCGGCAATCATGTTTTTGGCAAGCGGTGTAAACCGTCCAAGTTCTGCATAGCCGACCACGACACGGCGGCGCTCGATGTTTGGCGGGCAGGTTGCATCCACGGTCGGCGACAAGGCGAACCTAATCGTCGGGTCTTTGGCAAGTTCTTGCACGTTGTCCCATAGCTCTGTGATTGATTCGGCGATAAACGCGACGGTGACGAGCACCCGACCGTCTGGCAGGTTGACGCATCTGGTCGCGCTGTATCGGGAGTCGTCCAGCGATGATTCGATCGCCACGACCCCACCGCTAGGAATCTCCCCTGTGTATTCCAACGACGGCCAACGCCCTGGTTCAATCCAACCGCGCACAACACTCACCCACAGGTTTAGGGATGCGCGCAAGAACGACGCCCGATCAGGGTTAGTTGACTCTTGCCTAATTGTGTCCATGTCCAACGTGTAACCGAGCGCAGGATTACCCCACGCCCATGACGCAGGATGCAACGGGTCAAGGCTCGGGTCGGGTGACCACTCGGCCATGTACATCGTTGACGGTGTTCCCTTGTCAATCGCTCGAATGCCCGCTTCTCTCCAGCGCGCGAACAACACGGATTCCTCGGTACCAGCTGTGCTAAAGAAACACGCGAGAGGATTCTTTCGTGCGCGCTGTGCAGGCAAGAGCCCCCCTTCCACGGAATCGGGGTTGACGTCGAACAGCTCATCCACCACGACCAGATCAATTGACATACCATGACCTTGATTGGGCTTTAATGCTTTGACCCACCACTTGCTGCCGTCTGGCATCGTGGCCTGATAACGGCCGTATGACTTGACAATCTTGGCGCCGTAATACTCCTCAAGGATTGGTGCCAAATCATCAAACAACAAGCAAGCAAGATCAAGTCTGTGCGCGCCAGATACGACGGTCTGCTTACCGCCTCGAATCTTTGGCATCTCCACAAGCCAAAACAAGATCAACGCTTGGATGATTGTCGTCTTACCGTTCTGACGTGCAACCGAAACAAGGCTCGAACGATGTACAAACTTCTGATCGGCGTCAACCGCCAGCATCCCTTCAAGAGCATGTATTTGCCAAGGCATTAAATCAATCTGCAGCACCTTCTTTGCCATGTCCCCCACAAGTCCAGCTAGTGAGCCGGCATGGTCAGGCACCATCGTTTCCAAGCGCGGCCGATCGTGGCCAGTTGACGCTGGTTCAGGCTGATCTTGGCTGGTGGCGACAAAATGATGGA